GGCGTGGCTCGGCCGAGCACGGCGGGGTAAGCAAGGCAGGCGAGGCTGGGCGCGGCTTGGCCAGGCTTGGCCCGGCAGGGTAAGCAAGGCAGGCGGGGCACGGCCCGGCACGGCCCGGCGTGGCCCGGCAGGGCAGGGCAAGGCAAGGCAGGCAAGGCGTGGTGTGGCGAGGCCTGGCGCGGCACGGCGCGGTAGGGCGCGGCTGGGCGAGGCAAGGCAGGCAGGGCAACGCGCGGCGGGGCAAGGCTTGGCGAGGCGGGGCAAGGCGCGGCAGGCAAGGGGGAAGGGCTCGTCGTAAGACGGGCCCTTTTCATATGGAGGGACGGATGAGCGCGGGCGACGTGCGACACAAGGACGTCCCCGCCACGGCGCCCGGCGACTTCTACGCGCGCGCGGCGGAACTTGTCGGGGCTTGCACGGTCGACATCAGCCACACGATCCCGTACCTCGCCAATCGATCGGCCGACGGTCGGGTGGTCTATATCGATCGCGAGGTGCCCGAGAAAGTCGCCGGGCTCGCGTCCGCCGAGACGCTGCCCTGGCACGAACTCGCCGAGTGGTCGGCGATGAACGACGGCATGGATTACGAGACGGCGCACCACACCGTCGCCAATCCCGTCGAGCGCCAGCGCGTCGAGGAACTCGGCGGCGATTGGACCGCCTATGAAGACGCATACGGCCCGCTGATCAAGGAAGTCGGCGACGAGAAGATCGACGACGTTCCGGCCGATCTCGATCTGCGCCCGTATGAGGACGAGGGCGATCGCCAGACGATGGCCGAGCTCGCGGCGGCCGGCGACGACAACGCACGCGGTTCAAGAGGATCACAAATGCCCGCGATCAGGGGATACGCAGTCAATGGACAGAGGTTCATGCGCCTGGCGACCGCCGCGCCGGTAACGGTGCGCGCCGAAGGCGATCGGACGATCGAACATATTCTTTCCGACGAAAGCGTCGCGAGAGACGGACACACAATTTTGACGGCCGGCTGGCGGCTCGACAGCTTCCGCGCAAATCCGGTTTATCTGTGGGCGCACGATACCGGCGCGCCGCCGATCGGCCGCTTCCTCGAAATTGGCCCCGTCGGCGCGCAGCTTCGTGGCACAGTCAAGTACGCCGAGCGCGACGAATTTCCGTTTGCCGACACGATTTTCCGCTTGACCAAAAGCGGTTTTATCAACGCATCGAGCGTGTCGTGGCTTCCGATTAAGTGGAAGTACGCCGCCGACAAGAGCCGCCCAGGCGGCATTGATTTTTCCGAGGTGGAACTGATTGAGGCCAGCTCCGTGCCCGTCCCGGCGCTCGCCAGCGCGCTTGTGAGCGCCCGCGCGGCCGGTATCGACACGCAGCCGATCTTCGATTGGGCGACGCGCGCGCTCGACCTCGGCGGCTTCGCCACGCTCCCGCGGCGCGAGCTTGAGACGTTGCGAAAGGAAGCCAAGATGGCCGTCAATCATCGCGCCAAATCCGACCCGCCGCCCGAACCCCCGCTGCTCGACGAGCCGACCGCAGAGTCCGCGCCGACGCCAATCGTCGATCCGCCGGCCACGGCGCCCGCGGCGCCGGCGATGACCAAGCGCTGCCTTTGGACTGTCGGTTGGCTGGCGATGCTGCTCGACGATTTGGGCAGCGTACAAGCCAGCGCCGAATATGAGGCGGCGTGCGAGGAAGACGGCAGCACCGTTCCGGCCGAGCTTCTGGCCGCGATGAAGGCGCTCGGCGAGACGCTGATCAAAATGACGGTCGAGGAAGTAACCGAATTGCTCGCCGCCAAGGATGATCCCGAGCCCGTCGGCGAGGTGATGGAAATGGCGGCCGGCTCCGGCCTCAAGCGCGCCGCGTTCCGCGCCCTGCGCCGGCTCGAGCCCGCCGCGCTGGCGATGCTCGTTCAGGCGATGCGCGCCCATGCCGAGGGCAAACGCGTCGCCTTCACCGTCGACCGCGCCGCCCCGACGCCGCTCGCGCGCGCCGGACGCGTCCTGTCTGCCGACAACGAGCGCTGCCTGCGCGACGCGCACGACCACATGGAGACGGCGCGCGGCCTAGTGCGATCGGTGATTGACCAGAACGTCGACGCCGATCCTGAGAAAGACGATGGCGACGAAGAGGCGCGCGCGCTGCGCGCCCGCCAGGCCGACGCCATTCGCATCAAAACGACCCTTTAACCCTTCCGGCCCATTGCCGGATTGCCCTTAACTGAGCCTTGGGCAAGCTCGGCCGAAACGTCGTGAGACGTGTTTTCCCCGCCGCGCTGCGAAGCGCCGCATTAGATGGAGCCTGTATTATGGAGAAGCTCGCTGAGCTGCGCCGCAAACTCGGCGCGGCGGTCGATGAACTGAACACTGACGCGGTTCTCGCCGACGCCGCGCTCTATGCGACCAAAAAGGCCGAAATCGAGACCATGCGCAGTCTGATCGTCCGCGCCGAGGAAGCGCGGGCGCAGTCCGCCGCGCTGGCCCGCCCGCTCGGCGAGCCCGATCCCGATGCCGAGCCTGTGTGGACGCCTCCGGCGCGCAATCTGGGCGTTGACCGAACGCTTTCGGTCGGCGGCGACGCCCGCGCGTTTGTCGGCCCGGCGAGCCAGCAGTTTTCGCGCTATCTCTCCCGCGCGCGCGCCGAACTCGCTGGCAATGGCTTTCAACTGACGCCGGAGAAGCACTTCCGCTCTCTCGGCGAGCAGCTCCAGGCCGTGCAGCAGTTCGCGATGACCCGCGGCTCGCAGCAGGACGGCCGCCTTGTTCGCGCGCCGACCGGCGCCGGCGAAATCGATCCGACCGGCGGCGGCTTCCTGGTCCAGACCGATTTCTCCACCGCGATCTGGATGCTTGCCCACGACATGGGCGAGGTGCTCGGCCGCGTCAACAAAATCCCGATCAGCGCCAATTCCAACGGGCTCAAAATCCCGGGCGTCGACGAAACGAGCCGCGCCACCGGGTCGCGCTGGGGCGGCGTGCAATCCTACTGGGTCGACGAAGGGACGGCGCCTACGGCCAGCAAGCCGAAGTTCCGCATGATCGAGTTCAACCTCAAGAAGCTCTTCTCGATCATGTACACGACCGACGAACTGCTGGGGGACTCGACGGCCCTGACCGCGATCGCCGGCCAGGCGTTCTCGGAAGAAATCATGTTCATGACCGAGGACGCGATCTTCGAAGGAACCGGCGCCGGCATGCCGTTCGGCGTGCTTTCGCACCCGTCGCTGCTTTCCATCGCTAAGCAGACCGGGCAGGCCGCGGCGACGATCGTGCGCGAAAATCTCGACAGCATGTTCGCGCGGCAGTGGATTCGCAGCCGGAAGAACGGCGTGTTCTTCATCAATCAGGACTGCGAACCGCAGCTCAATCAGCTCAACCAGGCGGTCGGCCTCGGCGGCCAGCTTGTCTATACGCCGCCCGGCGGGCTGTCCGGCGCGCCGTATTCGACCCTCTACGGGCGCCCGGTGGTCGTGACCGAATACAACCCGGCACTCGGCACTCCCGGTGACATCTTGCTCGCCGACCTCAGCCAATACACGCTGATCGACAAGGGCGGCGTCCAGGCCGCGACTTCGATGCACGTCGCCTTCCTCACCGATCAGATGGTGTTCCGCATCACCTATCGCGTTGACGGCCAGCCGATGTGGACCAAGCCCATGACGCCTTTCAAGGGCGCTCTGACTAAGTCGCCGTTCGTCGCCATCGCGCAGCGCTAACCGCGCCGGCGCGCGAGGGCGGGAGGTAGCCTAATCCTCCCCTGCCTCCCGCCCTCAGCTCCTTTCCCCGTTTCCAGCTTCGAAGGAACCTCCCCATGTCCACCCAATACCAGATGGCGTCGCAGTTTCCCCCTGTGACCCTCCTCGCCAACGCCGCCGACGCCGCCGGCCGGATCAGCGTCTACGCCGATCTCGCCAACGCGCTCAAGGCGTGGATCATCGTCAAGATCAACCAGGGCGCCGCGAACACCGTGCTGCTGTCGCTATTGCAGGCGACTTCGTCGGGCGGCGCCGGATCGAAGGCGGTCAGCGCCGTCGTGCCGATTTGGCTCGACGACGCGACGGCGACCTCCGATGCGCTGGTCGCGCAGACGGCGGCGACGACGTTCACGACCGACGCTAACGTCGCGGACAAGCTGGTTCTGTTCGAGATCAATCCCGAGACCTGTCTCGACATGGCCAACGGGTTCAATCACATCGCCGTGTCGACCGGCGCGTCCGCCGCGGCGAACATCACCTCGGCGCTGCTGATCCCGTGGAACCGCATTCAGGCCGCCAGCCCGCCGACGACGGTCGCCTGACCACTTTTGCCATAAGGGGCGCGCTCTCGGGCGCGCTCCTCGCGCCACCCCTTCACCCGGCCGGAGGCCGCCATGTCTCTGCTCAACCAGCAAACTCGCATCAACGGCGGCCACGCCGAAATTTGG